TTTTTGAATCTCTTTCCCTTTCTCTTTCTCTAGCAAATTCTCTTTCAAAGTCTCTTTGTCTTTGTCTTTCTAAGATCAGGTTCTCTGGAGTAATCTGCCTTACTATATTAATAGCAGCTTGTAAATACTCATTGTATAGTTGAGAAAAAGCTGTAGCTACTGCTTCTTCAGTATTTCTTCTAAAATTAGTAGGACCAAAAATAGGATAGGGAATTCCATCTTCATCTGCTAAACCTAATTTAACTTCTGTATTTCCTTTTTCTATTAGTTCCCAAAATGGTGCTTTACTGGAATCTATAAAAGATAATCTTCCTGCAACAGTTTCTCTATATTTTCCTTTATATCTTTCTGTTACATCTTTTTGATAAAGTAAATTAGATTTTCCTTTTCTCGTTCTTGTAGTAAGTGTAGGAAGAGCCATCTTTCTTGGTTTACCTTTAATAACTTTAACCCCTTCTCTGGCAGAACCATAATATTTTTCTGCCCACATCTTAGAAGCTCTTTCTTTATTTACAGCAGAGATTTTTCCTAACTTTTTTTGTTCTCTATAACCTTTAACTGCGGCTCCCCATTCTTCTATTTTTCCTAAAGGTTCGAGATTTACTTTTACTTCTACAGAATTTAAATCTGGTCGAGGTATAATAGCTATTAAAGTTTCTTTATTAGCTTCTAAAGCCCCTAATAAATGGTCCACATATAAATCGTAGTTATATTCTTGAGTAGCTACTACTGCTTTTATGGCTTCGTTTACTAAAAAGTTTATAGCTTTATCTTGTATAGCTTCTACTGTATCCATAAAAGCACGATAATAAATAGCGTCCCTTATTTTATCTAAATCTTCTACCTTTAAAGGTTCTCCAAATTCTCCACCATGAGCTGCCCTAGATAAATCTTCTAAACGATCTTGTAATTCTTGTCGAAGTATTTCTATATTATTAGCTTCTTGTTCAAAAATCTGTGATAAACTTCTTGCATTATCGGCTTCAAAAACATCTTTTTGAATTAATGATCTAGTCCCTCTAAGAAATTCTTCAACATCTTTTTTAGCTCTATTACGCATATCTGCCATTATTTTTTATTAGGGTCTTCGTACCTCAAATATTCTATGTCTCCAAAAATTACTCTAAGAATTGAACGTGTATATTCATTTACTAAGTCTAGAATTAATTTTCTAACCAATTGAAATTCTTCAGAGTTTTTATCTTTACTAGAAGCTTCAAAAATTTCTTCTAAGTCATTCAAGCCTATTGCTAGAAATCTTTGTTTCTTTTTATCAACGAACTTCAAGACATCAATTACGTCCAAGCCTTGAATGACCACACCTTCCGTTCCTCTATTCTCATCCATTGTCTACTCCATTTCTACTAAGTCTATTAGTACTCTGTTTATTTCTGGTACTCCTCTATAAATCTTAGATTGCATTTCAAATTTCTTGTTATCTACAAGTACATGGTCTGTCCTTTCGATTTCTGCTAGAAGTTCAGGAGTATACTTAACCTGAATTCTGCAATCTCCTTCAAAAAATTGACCTCCAGTAACCCAATTTAGCTGATCTGCATTGCCCCAAGTGACATGGGCTTTTACCACATAGGTAGAAAGATTAGGTATCCAATATAATCCTGAACAAGTTGTACAAAAGGAATTAGTACTTGTATTAGTTACAGGGTCTAAACCACAACCAGATGCTGTGCAAGCTGTAGCAGAAACTGTAACGAAAGTAACGTACCTTCCAATAGCATTTCTTATTGCATCTATTGTATTTTCAGTGTCATCAGGAAAACTTATTGTCATTATCTTCCTATCTCATAGACACGTACTATTGCTCTTTCCCCATGACCAGTCCACTCTCCTAATTGCAACAGATAAGATTGAAATATCCAATCACCTGCTGGTTTCAACCAATCAGTATTTGGTACTTGATAAGTAACGTATCTATTTCCTAGATTACTGGCAGTTACATACCCTGAAGTAACTTTATCTGGCTTCAGGTAAAAGATTTTATAACCTGAAGCACCACTAATATCGCTAACACAATCTAGCTTAATTAGGGGAGTATCTCCTTCATAAAATTTGTCTGCCATTTAAACCTCTTCCAAATCAATCTCAGATATAACACTTAGTTCTGGAAACACTTCACTTACCAATAACATTTCCTTTGTTATTTGTGATACTAAATTCATTTCTGTAGTTATCATAGAAGTTAGTTCCATTACAGGATTTATCTCAGATGTTAATTCAATTTCTTCTATTATCATTTTCCGACCTTAGAAATTAATTCCATTACAGGATGAATAGCACTAACTAAGTTAATGATTTCAGTTTTAGCACTTATTATTACTTCTTCTATTCCTCTTAGTAATCTTCCTAAAGAGCCTATAGAAAGTGCTGAAACTCTTCCTGTCTTTCCATGAGAAGCTATGGAGTCTGCTGTAGGCATTTTAATATTCCTTTAATTCGTAGTTTGTTAGTCTACTATTAAGATCATAATTAGCTGTTAATTGCCATTTCTTTCTTTCTACAGTTAAAGTATTATCTGTGTATTGTGTAATAACTGCTGAAATTAAATTATTATTAGCATCAAACGCCATACCACTCCACTTATTATTCTCTCCAGAAATTCCCAAAGAATCCTCCACTCCAGTTAAAACATCACTTAATGTTTTTCCTGCACTACCAGCCAAAGAATGACCAGATAGTACCTCATCCCAAACATTATCTGCTACTGCAAATAATTCATCATGCTCTTCTTGAGTTAATGCACTACCTCCAGTAGATACTATGGTAGAAGCTGCTGATTGAATAAGCACTACTTGTACTCCAGCTGTATAAGCTACTGGATCACCAGCCAAACCTCCAACTAAGTTTCCCCCAGCTATGGTAGCTGTATAACTTCCAGCCCAGAAATGTAATTGCCAACTATTCAATAACTCTACTGTAATACCAACTTCTACACCAGCACCAAGGGATTCTTTACCAGCTGCATTAGCTATTCTTGGATAAGCAATCCCTTGGACTGATGCTTCTACAGTTCTAATTTCATTGATCAATTCCTGAATATCTACATCTGTTTGTGGACTGGTGATTTCTATGAGAGTATTCTGGAAGTCAAATACATAAGCCATGTTTTGCCTCCCTTCTCTCTAATTTTAGGATACAATAGTATCCGTAGTTCTAATTGCAGTAATTGTAACTCCACCAGATTTCAATTCAGCAGTTGTTTCAAACGGAATAATACCGTACTGTCTAACTCTTGCCACCAAGTATCTATTTTGAGCATAAGTTAATTGCTGTTGAATACTTGTAGCACCTGAGATTGTTTCTGCATCCACATATGGAATATAACAAGTATCGGTAGGACCGTCGTATTGTTTAGAAGTAACGCTATCTAGGAATACTCTATTTGCACCCCAAGCTGAGTAAGTATATCTTTCTTCACTAATTCCATAATCAACTACTCTGATAACTCCAGAGGCTGGAGTGTCTGCTGGTAAGCCGACTGTAATATAGATTTTATCATCACCAGAAAGAATTGTACCAGATATTGTATATTGAGATTTATCAATAGTAGAAGAACCTTGTCCTGTAGATTCAGCAACTAAGACCCTATCTCCAACTCCTGCTTCCCAAACAAGTCCACCAACAGTAATAGGAGCTTGTGTCGGTGGGTTTCTAGTAACACCAGCACTATCAATCAGCTGATATTTTTCTGAATCAGCTGCATCCATATTTTCAATCCAGATACCTCGTGCACCAAAGAAAGTACCACCAGCAAATGAACCGAAGGGGGCTGCTTTAATTGGGGAATAAGTTCCTTCTTGCCCAACTACAGTAACATACTGCTCACCATCCATACCATCAATCTGTGTAGTTTCTCCATCTCTAACAACGTACTTTAGTCTTTCGTATACTTCATCAAGAGGTCTACCACCACAGTTAATGCTATAGTCATAGTTTTGTGGACCAGCACCATCACCAATATCTTTTGAGTAAGGACCGGCAGTACTAATTACAACATCAGTCCAACCTGCAACAGTACCTTCTGCTGTTTGGTTATTAAGGTCATTAGCAGTAGCCAAAGGCACAGCCTGTCTACCACCTGGACCGAGATCGATTTCAAACCAATCCCATAAGTTAGTCCAGTTTCTATCGTATACCTGTACATAACCAGTGTCTGTAGTAGTAAAATTATCTCCTAACTCTACACCAGCTTCTTTGATTAATACAAGAATATCAATATGTCCTGTATCCCACCAAGCATCTGTACCAGTACCCCATTGTGACATTCTGGTATTATCTCTAACAATATATAAAGTAGGAGTATCATAAAGAGTACCCAACGTATATAGGTTAGTCCAGAGATTCTCACCAGTAGTAGAATTTCCATTAGCATTACCATCTGCTGAACTTGAAGTGATGGTCATTACAGACGGGTCTGTAATAGAACTTGTAGTTCTTATCCACCACTTAGCCTCGCTTGCATTTATTTCTTCATAATGCAAAAGTGTTCCAATAGGGGAAGCATCATCATTTACTGTTTTACCAATATCTGATGCTTGTGCTTGTGTAGTAATACCATCCAAATACAAAACTGCGATTTGTCCACTCCAACCATTGGTTTGAATAGCACCACCTTTTAGTGTTTGGATAGTTTTCTCGTCAATATACCAGCCGTTAATAAGAGTGTAAGCAGTAGGAGTCTGTGCTGACATTGGTACTGGATTATCCATTTGGTCTAATTCATCAAACGTATCCATTAAGAATGAGTACAGAGCATTTACTGATAGCATATCCGCTAACGGATGGGGAGGAGTCTCGGCTCCATCATATCTAATAAGTTTATTTACATAATCTATTGTAAAATCGCCAGTACTAATAGCTGCCATTTATTATTCTCCGTAAATTTAAATTACTATGGTATCTTCTGTCATTATAGCTGTCAGGGAAAAACCAGCTGATCCTATTTCTCCAGTAGTATCTATTGGATAGTATCTTGTATCTCCAGCAGAAGATTTTCTAATTCGTATTGAAATAGGCATTGCACCTAAATAATTGTAAGATTCTTGTGCTCGTCCTGCTGGATTAGTATATTCATTCATCAACTGGACTACACCGCCACTAGCTGTATAAATTGCTACAGCTGCACCACTTATTGGAACTCCTAAAATATCCTCTACATCAATAGTTAAGTAAACAGCATTATCTATTGAATACCCGCTACCAACTATAACATCAACAGTACCCGGATCAGATGAGTTATCTATTGACTGTATTGTTAACCAATCAGAGGCAGAAGCTCCACTAAAAGCAATATCATAATCATTTCCAGCAAATTTTAAATTATCATATTGATAAATACCAGATGCGGTATGTAAAATACCATGTGGGTCATAAGTAGCATGAGTGTTAGCAATGAAGAAACTATTTTTAATATCTACACCAGTAGGAGTCCAGTAAAAAGATGAACCAGAGTAACCATTATCTGTAGTATTAGAAAAAGTTGTATTTCTAATACTTATTGTTCCACCCGGATCAAATATTCCACACTGGTCTACAACACAACCATAAACTCTATGATCAGAATCTCCATTGGCTGAAATACCCCCACCCATATATCTTAGAGTTGTACCATATAAGTTTAGAGTATTGCTGGAATTATTACCATCATCTAAACTTATTGTAGTAGTATGTGAGCTACTTCCTAAAAAGGTAGTACCATTACGACCTCTTGAAGTATCACCCGTACCTACTTGAATTCCATCAGTAAATGAAGTTGCATTAGTACTGTTACTAACAATATCTAATCGGAAAAAGTCATCTCCAATTATATCAACCCATCCACCACTGTAATAATATTCTTGGCTTACCCAACGAATAACTCTATCTGTATCTGAGAAAGTAGTACCATTTGTGCTTTGATCGTCCCCAATTTCTAAACGACCAAAAGCATAATAAATTCCATCACGTTCCTGAAGAATACCATAAACATTTGTTGAGGTATTCATATCAGCAGATACTACATCTGCCCAACCATCTGTAGAAGTACCATATATTCTTAAGCCCCAACCAACATCAATTCTATCAATAAATAAGTTATCTGCACGGGAAGCACCTGTGGTATTAACCCCTACTCCAAATCTACTAATAGAGCTTATGCTTGCACCACCGCCTATAGTAAAGGTAGGAGTTTTTCTTGGGTCTAAGACAAATCTTTTCCAACCACCATTATATCTATCAAGTGCATTTCCACCACCAACAGTATAACAATTGAAAGTAGTATCACTATCCCCCACCATTAAATATAAACCGTTATTAGCTACTGTATCTAAAATACCGGGAGTAGTAATATTAACCCAAATAAAAACATGCTGTCCTGCATGTGTAGTACTAAAGTTAAAAGAACCTGTACCAGAATAATCATACCAACCATAACCGTCCTTATTATTAGCTTGATAGCCAACAGAACCATTATATTGAATTTTTATTTCTGACCAAGACTCAGCTGCTGAAATAGTATCGTTATTCCAATTAGTAGTATTTTCAGCTTCTGTTACATTAGTACCATTGAAAACTACTGTAGCTGCCAACTTATCCCTCTAAATTATAATTTGGATTAAAATCTAAAAATTCATCCAGCGGATACCATTCTGTCCAAGTACTTTGCTTTCCCGCTATAACTACTTCAACAAAAGGTTCTTTTATTTCTAAACCAGATTTAGCATCAACCACATTATGAGATATTTTTTTTATTGACTTAACGTTTCTTTTCTTACCATTTATATCAACTATTTTCATTTATTCCCATTACTCTCTTAAAGATTTCGCTCCATTGCTCTGCGATATTAGCCCAATTATATTCGGGCTTGGAAAATTTTTCTATACCTTTTATTGATAATTCATTGTATAGTTCTTTATCTTCGTAAAGTTTTTGTAATTGAGCAGCTACATCTTCTGGTCTTACTACAGTACCTACGGTTTCAATTCTTTCAAAAGTTTGATTCATGCTAGTAGGAATTAATAAACCAATATCACTATATAATTCTCTACTCGCACTATTATCTGATACTACCTGCGGTGCACCAGTAATAGCATGTTCCATACTAGGAAGACCCCAACCTTCTCCCATGCTAGTATTTAAGCCAACGTCCGTACTATTATAAACTAAATTTAAACGATTTTCTGGTATCTTCTGAACACCTTCTTCCATACTAGTTAGCAGAAGTCTTTTAGAAATTCCATATCTTTCTGCTAGTTTAGGAATGTTCCAACCGACATCTCTTATTCCAGCGTGATGATAATATCTGACATTTGTTGGCTTATCTTTAGCAAATAAAGAAAAACCTTCTAGAGCTAAATCTAATCTTTTTCTAGGTTGATTTCTATTTGCATTTAATACAACAAAAGAATCTTCTTCCCATAAGTCTTCATTGTTTGGATAAGAAATTTTTCTTAGTTCTTGCTTTGGCATCATTAGTTTATAGAAAATTTCTGTATCAATACCATGAGGGATGATTTCAAAATCAACTCCCTCTGGTGCTACTTTCTTAGCTACATCATAGCCAAAGTGTGTATAAACTACAGCCTGTGTAACAATATCAAAATTCTCAAACCAAACTCTATCAAACTCTTCTGCATCTACTGGAAAATAAATTACTATTGGAGGTACAGGATCAAAATGTTTTTTGATTTCTTTTAGGTATTCATTGATCATCCAGAGATCATTTAGAATAAAAATCATATCAACTTTAGCTGTCTTGAATTCTTTTACTCTATCTATACCATAAATATTTCCTCTAATTGGTGCTGGAAATATCATCCAATTATTAGGATGTGGATCACCCCAATAGTTTATAGCCAAGTGCATTACTTGAAAAATTTCAGAATCTAAATTTTTAATGATCGAATGTGCTACTCTTGAAAATCCTGTAGGAGTTACTCCATCGGAAATCCAGAGGATTCGTTTTCGTTCTTGTTCCATTTTTCTCCATTCCTTTCACCACAAATTTTATTTAGAAACCAGCTGATAAAAATAGTTATTACCACTGGTGTAAAAATCCTAAGCATACAATAAATACATAAACCGTGCCATTCTTCGTGCATTAGAATTCTCCCATATTTTCAAAGGGATTTTGTTTATAGCCGGGTAAACTACCCTTTACTGTTTGTGCTAGTTTTCTAGTTGGTGCTGAAAGTATCATACTTAATTCTTCCCAATCCTTTTGTAAGGACAATTGTTTTGATCTAGAACCTTCTAGATTTGAAAAAGAAATTTCAGCATCTTTCCAAGAACCAGCATTCCATGAATTATTCTCTAAGCTACCTTCTTTTATAATTATAGAAGCCATCAAAAGAATTGGTCTTTCATCCTGCATTTCTATAACAGGAGGCTCTGCTAAAATAAAAGTAATATTAGAATTTCTAGATACTAAATGGGTACTCATATCCATTATGTATTTTAAATTCCACCATCTGCCAAGAGCTTTGATACCCATTTCTAATGCCACCTCTAGCCATTCATCAGCATATCTATAACTTGAAGAATCAATATCTCCAAGATGTAATCTAAGTTCTGGTAAGAGATAGTCTACTGTAGTAGTCGCCATTTATTACTCCAAAATCTGAGGCTGTTCTTTCAAACCCTGCACTTCTGACAATCTTCCTTTGATCAAATTAATAATCTTTTCTGATTTCTCTTCTCTCTCAGCAATCTTTAGTAGCCTATATAGAGGAGCTTCAGAGGTCATTTTATTTACAGCTGACTGTAAAGTAAAGAATTTAGAAGATACCAGTTCTTCTGATTCAGCATCCGTTAGATTATTAAACTTTTCTTCTTCAGAAACTTGTTTTACTTCAGGTTCTTTATACTCGATCAAGTAACCTTTTTCAAAATGTTTCTTATTAGCTGTACGTAAAAACTTATCTTCTTTAGGATTCCAAACTCTTATTATTGCACTATCTGAAGAGTTATCTTCCCCACTTAAAATTAACCCCATCGATTCTAGATTATTGAAGGGGTTTAAAATTTTTACATACACCTGACCAAGAATTGTCTTTCTATATGATTTGTATGGTTTCTCTAAATTAAATGCAGAGAAATCAGCCGCTTCCAAATTAGTGTCCATTTATAAATCTCCTTTCCATATTAAGTTTATAGGGGAAGTTCCGCATTGATTGGTTACGGACGACCATAGCACCTACCTTCCCATCTCGGTATCTCTTTATATAAGAGACTAAAGTCAATTAGCTAATCCCACCGATTACATAGATTCCATCAGCTTTCCAAATCATAATGCCGAATCTCTGATAGAATTCCAAGTTCCACTGTGGAGGAGTAGGACGCATATCGGTCCATTCTTTGTAATTTACATTACCGTAAGTAATGAACTCGCCGACTTTCTCTCCAATAATGAGAACCTTGTCTTCAGGAAGGAAGGCATTATAATCTTCAAAGTTATCATAAATCTGATCTAGTGCAACAATAGGAGCACCATACCATTTACCAAGCCAACCAGTTTGCATGATTTCCTGTAGCTGAGGATCAAGTCCACGCCACATTGCATCTGTACCAACAGTATTACCATCGTTCCAGAATCCACCAAACTGAGTGATTGGGGTCAATGCAGCTCGTGTACCAACAACAGCTTTCACACCGGGAGTAGTACGATTAATATAATCAATACCATTCTTCAGCACGGTTGCTGTAATTGCTCCGCCTGCATCTACATAATTATTAGGAGTATTCACCGCTGTCCAGATAGAGCTAAGAGCTGTAAAGACTTTCTGTTGGAAAGTATCCTTAAGCTTAGCGAGCATTTCACCACGAATTTCATCGACAGTACCAATGTCTCCAGCATTCATCTCCCATTCATTATATGTGACACCTACATCAAGACCGTCAAGAATGTAGTTGGCTCTCTCGTACACAGTGATTTCACTCTTTAGATGAATTGAACCGGGTACTAGAGTATAAACTTTAATACCTTTTCTCAGTTTCTTAACTAAGGAATCACCCTCCTTGAGTGAACGAGAATCCAGCAACAGATTGACAAAATCAACTGTAATGTGTCCGGGTTCTAGATATTCTACGAACATTTGAGCCAAAGCTTCTCTGTTTCCTCTGTCTTTTGCCAGAGATGCAATAGCTTCCTTTAATTCTTTATCCATTTTTTATATATTCCTCCTAGAATTTTAATAATTGATACGGAAGGTTAGGTTCAGGTCGCTATCGACTTCCATCACCTGAGCAAAGGTAGCGGAAGCAGAATACTTCAGCTTACCTGCATCAGCTTCACTATCTGAAGATGTATCGGCAACAGCCAAGAATGCACCCGGTACAAGGCTCGCACTATAAACATATTCACCAGACCAAACGGTAAACACACCCGGACCAAAAGCCAAAGCTAAATATCCAGAGGGAATCGTTAGTCCTTTCTTATTGCTTAAAGGCGTGAGATGTACAGTAGCACTAAATGGTACATTTGCCGCACCATCAAAACCATATCTCATTGAAGTGTTGGCAACTGTGGGCATAGGAATAAAGATCGGAGGTTCTGTATTATCCACAGCAAAGGTTAAACAAAAGCGAGCTGCCGCAGCTTCTGTAGAGTCATCTGGCAACTTCACACCGGGCAAATCCTCTCTACTACCGTAGTCATGGCTTTGCGAATGAGAAGTTAGAAGAACCATTCTACCTTCTGGAATGTCTTCTGTAGTTAATACACCAGTAATATCAGTATATTTGTTAATTTCCATTATTTAAATCTCCTCTCTATTGAGAAGCCTTAGCCTCTTTCAATCGTCTAGCGATTTCCTGAGGAGTAAGGGTCTTCTCCATTTTATTTCTAGCATTAGGAATTTTCAATCCCGCTTCATCATCGCCTTCTTTGTCATCTTTTCCCTCTTTAGCAGAAAAAGCTACAATTTCTTGCAACATAAACTCAAGGTCTTCTTGAGACATAGACAATAAACGTTCCTTATTTTCATAGAAATATTCATCATCCTTCTCAACACCAGCTTCTACAAACTTTTCTTTGATAGCACTCAAAGCCTTTTCTTCTTCGATTTCTTTGTCGATAGAGGCTTTAAACTCTCTCAATTCTTCCAGTTCTGAAGCCTGACTCTCTAAACCCTTAAGTTGTTCCTTAAGAGATTCAAGTTCTTCTTGAGCTTTAGACAATAATTCTTTGGTATCTTCCAATTCCTTTTGTGTTTTTTCTAACTCGTCCAAGTCAGTATCCTCCTTTTTTTCGCTAGCTACTTCGATAACAGGAGTTCTTCCCTTATACGCTGGTAAATCCACAAGGGTTGCAGCTCTAAGGGTTACTCCGTGAAGATTTTCAATACCATCATCTTCAAAAGAAGAAGCGGTATATCCAAGTTCCCAACTAATATTTAGTGGTTTCTTTTTCTCATAAGCTTCTTTGATAATCTTCACATCTTCTGGTCTTTCTTCAGACCATAAAGCAGCTAGTCCTCTAATTTGATTATCATTTTGTTTTAGATGTGTAATGACTCCTAGTGGTTCTGAGAGATCATGTCCTTCTCTAATACCACCGCGAGCCATCTTTAGTGGGGTAAAGAACCCCGTCCTAATAACATTTTCAAATTCTTCTTTAGGAATCCTTTGTTTATTTGCATTAGGCTCATCATCTGTTAAGATAAATTTTAAGTAATTGAATGAGTGGTTTGCGGCGATTGCAGCTTCAGCTAACTGTTCCTCGTCATCAACAAAATCCACTTTGTACTTTTTGATAATAGTTTTTTCATCCATTAGTAACTCCTAAATAGGTGAATTTACACCTATTCTCTCATTAATATTATACCATATTTTCAATAAAAATGACTAAAATTGATTTATTTTGCAATTTTTATTGATTTTCTTTTGGTTTTTCTTGGGTATTAGGTTGTTGTTGATTGTTTCCGGGCTGAGGACTGAAGGGCTGTGGAGCAAATTCTTCCAAACCCATCTCTTCCATTGTATCATTTTCTTCTTTCTTCAGTCTGAATTCCTCATCAAGATCATAACCAAAAGCTTTAGCGTGATGAGTTCTAGAAAGATTACCAGATTCATAAAGTCTTGTAAGTCCTTCTATCAGGTCTCCGAAAGAAACTAAGTTGATTGGTTCAAATTTTATTGTTGGCATTTCCCCTCTAAATTTATTCTTCTCCCAAATATTATAGACTATATCTCTAAGAATTGTTAATACTTTCTCTCTAATATTCTCCATAGTTCTTACTGGAGACATAGTTGCATACTCTGAATTGGAAGTACCACTCCTTGAAGTCTCACCAGTAATTAGAATTCTAGGAAAACCAAGACCAAAAATAATATCATCATTTACTTCTCTATATTTGGTTTCATCTAGAAGTGCTTCAACTGGTGGCATTATCCAATCTATTTGTAAAGTATGATTTGCAAATAATTGGAAAACTCTTTCAATATCTTCTTGAACAGAGTATCTATTGTACATCTGTTGTCTTAATTCCTCAAATGTTTCCTCTTGATCTTCTGTTACTGGAAACTCATCACTACCCAATCTGAATAATTGTATAGCACTAATAACTCTAGATGCTATAGAATAATCCATTCTTCTTAAATTTCTTTTATGTTTTAGAGGTTCTAATACTGGTGTTAGATAAGGAGTTGGGTAAGGAGAATCTGTAACCACCTTTCTCCTAGTAATAAGTTCGTTTTCTAATAAAACATATCTTTTATTTTCTCTAACAGCTCGTACAAACTCAGGATAATATGTCAATAAATCTTTATATAATTCTGGGTCTTCTGTACCATCTTTATATTTTCCCTCATTTTGTATAAAGAAAATTAAATCTTCTGGAATTTTATAGAAATAAGAAGGCTCTGTAATACCAAGTGCATCGTTGATCTTTATTGTAGTAGGATCACGTAACCACATATACACTGGTAAAATAAGAGTATCATATCTCTTTATCTTCCACTCTTGTAATTCTTTTTTACTCACTGGTGCATACTTTATTTCCGGCACAACTAAACCAGAAATAAGATATTCTAATGATATTTGTTCTGCGAATTCTTTTAATCTTGGAACTAAATTGTCCATTACTTTCTTTTCATTTTCATTTAGTTTAGACTTATCATAGTCTAGATTATTAATTCCTATTTCAGTTAGTTTATCAATAACAGTTGATACTAAAGAATCATATCTATAGAAAAATCTACAAGCATTTACCAGCTTCTCAAAAGTATTTAAATCCAATACTTCCATCTTATCTACTGGTGTACCAGTCCAAGGAACATTGAAAGAATAAATATCTTGATTTGGTAAAAAGGTTGCTTTAGCTAATTTATCGCTCATACTGTTAACCACCTACTTTTGAACAATTTCGTAACATTTTTGGCAGGAAGAAAATACTCATGCTCTAAATAATAAGCCATACTACCACACAATAAAGCTGCGGTAAAATGGTCTTCTCCCCTCTGTCCTCCCCTTGGTGTTAGAGTTTTATAAATCAAATCACCAGTTGGAGTCTTAGAGTAAGTCATTCTTTCTAACTCAGAAATTAATTCTAAATCAGTAGAAGAATAGATAAACTTATGATTGTTAGAGTACTCCTGTAAAATGGAAACTGAAAAAGGTTTTGTTTTAGATTTTATTTCTTCTCCATCAGAATCAAATCCTAATGAAATCTGTGAAGAAAAATTAATAGGTACTACTCTCTTTCTGTAGTCTTTATGTAAATATTCTTTTGAATCTTGTAAGCGTTGTATAACACTTATTCCGGCTGAACCCCAATCTACTCCTAGAGTTCTAGGTTTGTACATGGTATCCAGCCTATCTATTATCTTATCCTGTATTGCATAAGATACTTTATCCAATCTCACTCTACAATGAAACTTCAATTGTCCAGAGGCTATTGAATAGAAAACTATAATTGCGGTAGGGTCTGTATAACCTAAATCTATTCCAAAGTAAACGTCTTTTGCTGAACTAGGTAAAGAAGGAAGTCCTGCTAACTTTGGTAAATAGTTACCAAAACTTTCTTTTAGTTGTAAACCATCTAATACTAATCTATATACAGGATAAGAATCTATTTGCATAGTATTCCTATCAAATATAGAGAATACTGGAGAGCCATGCTGTCCTAATACTAGATGGATATAATCTTCATTATCCTCTCCACCATATTTTTCTATAGCATCTTGTTTATCTTTTTCTGTAAATCTAGGATTATCAAACGCCGATACACTATGTTTAGTATAGGTTGAATCTTCTTGGTCATTAACCCATAGCACATTTTTTTCACGTATCCCTGTAGGTACACCAGATGTGATTAGTCTATACCCCCTAGTAAATTGATTTATAATTGGTTGTAACTCTACCCAAGTACCCCAAGGGTAGTAACCAGATTCATCTAGTATTACAAAAGGTACGTGAAGACCAATAACGTTTGCACCTGTCCCCGTAGTACCAGCAATACGACAGGTAATGGTGCTGTGATTTAATAAAGTTACTTCAAAGGTAGAACTATTGAAACCAGAACTTGCAGATACAAAATTTCTTAGAAAACTATTTGATCTAAAAGTCCTTATTAAATTTCTCCAAACAGGTTGTAAATGTACTCTACTAGGTACTGTGTAGACTACATCAAAACCTGGGTATACTTGAAATATTACAAGCCAAGTAAGAATAGCAACTAACGATACAGTTTTACCAACACTTCTGGCTGTTGCTACTGAAACATGAAAATGGAAATCACATAGAATTTGTTTTTGATACCAGTCTAATTCAAATTCTTCTTCCCATTCTTTAGTGTCATAATTATAAATAAATTCATTACATAATACTGGATTGCGAAGTATTTCAAAAAGAATTAAATCTTCATGAGTTACTTTTTCTAGGATTGCCATATATCTTCAAAATTAATTCTTGGAATTATTTCCTCACTTAGTTTTGTTTTAGTACTGGCATTATATAATTTTCTACCAGAACCTTCGTAATATTCTCTTGCTAATTTATAACCTAACTCTACTCTCTGTAGGTTCTGGGGGTTATATTTAATCTTACCAGCAAAGTAGTTAGGATCAAAATGATTTCTATCTTCCCCACTATTCACGAATTTCCCACCTACTTTGCTGGTATCACTATAATCTATAAAATGATCCATACCTATAATATAAACTGGATTCAAACCCATATAAAATGCTACTTGTAAAGCTACATTAGTAACTGAATGTCCTTGCCAAATGGGTACTGCTATACTAGGACTAAACTTAGGTACATCATTAGTCCAGAGTAACTTATAAGTATTTTCCCCTCTCAGGCTGTGAGTAAACTTAGCCTCGCATTTGAAAGCTTCCATCTCTTGTCTAAATTGATTTTCAACTAGATCGTCTATTGTTACTAAATAAGTTATTGGAAGGTCTTTCTTTAGATACCCCCTGTTTAGTCCGAATACTATTTCTCCCCTAAGTTTCGATACATCTATGTCATTGAGGCTTGGTCCGTTGCAAGCAATAAAGCCCCTTCTCCCTTTATATTTGTTTTTGAACTGTGTAATCCCTGCCATATAATCTCCGCAATTTTAAAATCACTTTCATAATTAATATCTATAGCCTCTATGTAATCTATAGGCACTCCTCTAAAATTTCTAGGGTCAATTCTTTTTCTTTTTTCAAAAGCATATTCAGTTTTAAAAGCAAATAATCCTGTATGTTCTATAAAAATATACGGTAAATCTTTTGAGTTTAAAATTTTACCATTTACATAATAATCTGGGGTTAAACTTTCTGTTGGATTTTTTTGACTCCAAGTATATAATTTTTCAGAAGTTGCTGTGAAGCTTGAATTATATCCTAGTATTACATTACTGATACATTCGTCTATAGTTTTTGATTTTATAAATGGAGATGTTGGTACAACCTGTACCAGAATATCATATTGTGGTAAACTTTGTGCTTGCCAATAAGCTAAGTCATCTCCAGTTATTTGATTGTTAGCAAGATAGGGAGGTCGTTTCAAAGGTATAGCACCACAACCTGCACCAACCCTTAATATTAAATCATCTTCGCTATCTATATAAACATCATTTACTAACTCAGCATTACAAGCATTTGAGATAGCATGACAGATTAAAGGTTTACCTCCGAGTTTCCTTAGATTTTTATTAGGTAAACGTTCACTTATTCCTTTAGCATGTACTACAGCTGCTACTTTCATAATACCCAATCCCTTTCAAAAATAACTATTGCATCAGAAATATGTACAGGCATCCAAGGACTTTCATAATCTAATAAAACATCCTTAACTGCATATACCACACCTGTTTCTGATTTATCATAGTCATCAAATATAATATATCTAGTCACTCTATCTTTAAGAGCATACCAATCCAATAATGGATTTGGTTCTCTATGATCGCCATCTATAAAGCCACAACTGAATGTCATATCTCCCCAAATTATTTCTTCAGAAGGTCTTTTGAAAATAGTTATTCGATCTTTCAAACCAAATAATTTTGCATTTTCTAAAATCTCTTTAGGATTTGGGTCTACACAATAAATATTTCCTTTCAAATTAAAAACTCTTTTAGTCAGTAAAGCTGTAATAGCAGACCCGCCATATAGAGAACCTATCTCAACATAGTCTCCATCTCCTGCATTTACTATTGCTTGGCATAATAAACCTGTAGCATGTTTATCTTGTACAACTTTATTACCAATAATTTCTTTCATATAAGTATTTAATTCCCTTCCATACTTATATGGTTCACCTAAAGGAAAGAAAAATTTATCCATTATTTATCACCTTGAAAGCAAAACTAGAATAAGAATCCTCTAACCACCAGTAACTTATTAATTTAACTGGAATACCATATTCTATAAAAGCCCTGAACTCGTCTGAATAACTCTTAGAAATAAATTCATCAAAGTATAAAACTGTACCCGGCACTATTCTTTCCCATAGAAGTAAAACATCTATAACAGTAGCTGTTGGTAAATAAAGGTCTGCATCAAAGTTTATAAAAGCAACTTTATCTTGTTGGTGTTCTCTCAAAAAAGGACCAATTGTAGTTTCAAATCTTCCTTTTATTGGTATAACATTTTTAGGTAGCTTTGGAATAATTCCTCTTAGATTAAAAGTACCTTTAGTATACTTACCATACCAATCTTCAGGTAAACCCTCAAAACTATCGAAGCCATAAATTGTTTTATCTGGTAGTAATTTAGAAAGTATTTTTGCAGTACCTCCAGTATATACTCCAAACTCTAGAATTAAACCATCAAGAGTTATTTCTTTAACAGCTCTCCTGAGTACGTCTATCCTACTCTGTCCAATCACTTGTACTTCCTAAGTACTTATTGCCATAAGTTTGTTCTAAAAGAAAGTTTTCTTCAACCTTACTCATACCGAAAGATGTAGAGAAAGCAATATCTGGTATATTATATTCTACATTTGGATCATTACTTTCCTTTATCATTTGTTTAAACTCTTCAGGTTCTAAACTACATTCAATATGATGTACAAAAGAATGTCTAGACAAAGCAAAATGTCTTTCTATTAATTCTGGTTTATATTTCTTAGCTACAACTACTGATGGGATAATTCCTACTTCATGCCCAGAATATCCTATCTTTACTTTTGTAGTTTCAAATTCATCTTTTAGTTTCTGAATATTTCCTAATCGTAATCTAGACATAGAACAAGGATATTCTGCAACGCAATGTTGCAAGACTATTCTTCTATCTCCTAAAGTTTTCAGAAGACTATCAATTTCTTTTAGAGTAGAACCTCCAACAGATACTACTATTTGTGAACGCTTAGTAACTTGTTTTTCTAATTCAGAAATAAAATCTAAATCTCTAGCACTAGAAGATGCTATTTTATATTTAGGTAAATTATATTCTAACATAAACTCTAAGGATGGAATATCTTGTACCGTAGAGAACCATTTGATTTTTAATTCTTTACACAATGAATTAAATCTATCGAAGTCCTCTTTACCAAATTCAAATATTTTCCTATAGTCTCTGTACGTTTTACCGTAGGGTGATAAGAAAAATCTATCCAACTTTTCCTTAGAATAATAATTTTCAACATCTTTCTTTTGCATTTTAATAAAGTCTGCACCCGCAAACTTTGCTTGTCTAACCATTTCTTCAAGTACATTATAATTTCCCATATGATTTGTTGTAAATTCTGCTACAAACTGTGTCATCACCACCTACCTATTTCATTATAAATTTCTTTAGCACTTGTTCCCGTGCTAATTTCTTTTCTTATCTCAGCTTCATAATCTAATTTATCAGGAAGTTCTGCTAAGAGATCAAGCACAAGAAAATCTCTGATAATTAAAACAGCATCTCTATCTGCAAATATATAATCTCTCGGTGTAATAAAAATATTACCAATTACTATTTCTTCTAAGTAACTAGAGATACTCCATATATCAGAAGAGTCTTGTGGTTGTACTCCTTTAGCCCAAAGTGGAAAACCAATATATTCTATTCTACCTAAATCTCTAGTCCAGCCCTGTAAGATAGCTCCTTCTGCACCATTTCTTTTTAGAAAGTGTGCCATTATGTCTCCAAAGTGAGCACGACTATTATCATTAGCCTGTAGAATATAAACATCTCCTTCGTCTACTTCATCTACCATTTCGCTAATGATTTCTATGTTAGGATATTTTGTTTTATCTCCCCTTGCTGTAAATGCTTTACCAAAAATAAACTTTTCTTTACCATATTTAGGTTCGATTAAATTTTTTATATCATTAGGTAATACAAAATTTTCTGAGTAACCTAGTTTAAATTTTATAATATCATAAATAGCACCACTATATGCTCTATAATCAATTTCCATTATGTACTCCTTTCAAGCATGGCTGTAATATCTCTTACCCATGCGTTCCACCTTGATCGCCAAGGTACAAAAAGAAACCTGCGGATTTTGCCAATATTCTTACTTGTTATCATCACTTAACTCCTTTCACAATATTAACTATTTCATTCATAGTAAATTGTCCTGTGTCCATTAGCCAGTTCGCACCTATTATAAAAGCACCCCATTCACCAGCTTTAGCTAAACTAGTTAGTGCAATTATATCAGCACTATGTTCATTGTTTACACATCTCTTTCCCTGTTTTACGTGTGCCCACTCATGGGCTAGTGTATATTTCCAAAGAGCACTTTGTTCTGTTTTCCACTTAGGAGAAAGATATACTGTGGTAGTACAAACAAGAGGATCACCAACTGCTAAAGTAGCAGACCACCAACTACCTAAATCTTTTATCTGCCAATTAGTGGGTACTCCAAAATAAGGTTGCATTTCTTCTGCAAAATTATTTGCAGAATCTGTAGAAAATGGATCAATAATTGAAATACTCAACAATAACAAACTAATGAATAGGACCTTCATTAAAACTTACCTTATAATAAGAAGTTAGCTCTTGATCCATTCTTTCTAACTGAGGATTTTTATCCATAAAATTAATAAAACCATCGTGGTCTAACTCTGCTGGCTTTCCATCACAATATTTATAAATAAAATAACCAAGCAACATCACAAATTGTTTTTCTAAATCTGTTACTTCTCTAGGTTTTTCTTCCATTCCTCTTGCTCCTTTGTAAATTTAATAATAGTTTCTGTGTGTGATTTCATTTCATTTATATAATCATTACTGCTATTCTTGTACATTTCTTTCCAATCAGCCATACCTTGAAGATAAATTCTATTCCAATCATCACAAATTTCATGGTAAACATCTATGATTTTATCATATTGTTTTGCACCTAAAATTCTTCCAATTGCAATTCCTAAAAATAAAATCGCAACTCCGACAGCAACTAACTGTACTACTAATAACTCGTTCATTGTTCCTTCCTTTCCCTATAAAAAATTGTTAAATAACTATCATGAACATCACTACTTATAACTACTTTAATTATTACAACGGGATTGTTTTCTAACCACCTGTCTGCTAATTGTAGTACTCCTCTTAAACTATTAGCAAAAGTTACCATCTTACAATCATCATAAATAGTAGCCATCACTTACTCCTTTCTTCTAACTCCTTTATAAATAAATCTACATTAGCGTGAGTTCTAAGTTGATTTCTTTTTTCTACAATTTTTTCCTTAGTCCAATCTGATAAAGCTCTCTCACAATATTCAAAAGTTTTAGTCAAATCTACTGGATAAGTAGTTAAGGAATACTCTGGAAATAAAACATCAGTAGCACCGTAAGTATTGCTCCCAACAAAATATGCACCATAAAAACTAGCATCATAAACCACCCTACCAGTAGTAAGCCTATAAGATAAGTCCACATATACTTTACTCCTTTGCATTAGATGATTAAATCTCTGAATAGAATTATTTGAGAATTTTAATTCATTTGTTATAATTGGAAAAGGAAGTTTATCTTTATAGAAATTAAAAAGATTTTGATTCAATATCATAAAACAAATACTATGTCCAGCTTTTTTTAATTCTGTAAATAAAGTAATTGTTTCAGAAATATTTTTATCAGTATCTAAGCAAGTGAAAAAATCTATATCTTTAATTGCTGAGATTGGTTTCTCAAATTCCTTGTGATAACAACGTAATTGTATTCTCTCTACAGGTCTAACAAAAGGATTATAGAATAATGGTTCTTCCCAGATAAATTTATCTACTGGTGCAAATGTCTTTTGAAAAAATTGTGAAGAATTTTTAGGTCTATCTAATTGATATAATTTATCTAAATGACTATCAGCATCAAACTCTACCCAGAGATTTTTAGCTTCTTTTTTTATTTTTTCAGGCAAAGTTTTCCAAGCATCATATTGATTCTTTTTCCACACACAATGTAAAATAACATTTGCACCAGAAAAATTAGTGTCTTTAGCCTCTAAATAATTCATATACTTAGCTTTCATATGTTTACTAAGTACATAAATTGGATAGAAAGCTGCGTAATCTATTCCTATTCTAGATACTATATACCACATTAAGTTATACTTTCTGGAAGAACCTCTGGTTTATTGGTAACTTCTTTAGTAGCCCATAAGTCTTTAGTATATACTGTAAACTTATGATTACATAAAACCTCTGGCTCTTCTCCTCCTTTCCTTCTATTACAAACAAAAGTAAGTTCATTATCAACTTCTGGATATTGTACCCAGAGAGTGGCTAAAAGCATATCACATGCAGGACATACTATATAAGCCATTTTTTGTTTATAAAACTTTTGTGCTTTCTCCTTAAGTAACTCCACAGTTTGGATAACATCCTCCCTGTCATCACTCTTTCTAATCTTACGACTAATCTTTAAATCAGTTTGTTGATTAGAAATATCTCTTCTTAAATCAGAAATGATCTTCTGTACCTTATCAACAGTCATAAGATTGTTAGCGTCAATATTCTGACGCTCTTCATAAGCTAATAATTCAAAGTCTTCTAATGAAATTAAGCTTTGTGCTAAAGCCCTGAGTATTAGAAGATCATTTGATTTCATATCAGAAAGATCATAATCTTCCGTAAGTTCATCTATTTTGTTTTCAATCCTTTCCTCAAAGTCTTCACCAAGAGGTGCTGTCTCATACTCTTCTTTTCTAGCGTCTATTACTTTTAGAAATTCATCATCACTCAAATCTTTATATTGAGGAAGATTTCTGAGACTCTTCGGACTTATTGTTCTCTTGTGTTTTGACAATACTATCTCCTATCATAAAATCTTTTACTTGTTGATTAGATTCGTTTATTCTCAAAATATCGGAGTGTGTCTTACATCCAGCACTCCAACTGGTTTTTGTTCTTCTTCCCCACCAGTTTCTACCTTTGAGTTTAGGTTTCATCTAACCTCCTTTTATATACTACAACTACTCCAGCCACAATTGGGACAGGTTTCACATCTACCAACTCTTATTAGTAGTGTGTAACAAATTGGGCATTCATAATGTTTATCTAACATAGTATCTGTTCGTTCTAACTCCTCAAACTGGTCAGTAAAATCATAAATCTTTTCATTTACCTTTGGTTTTTCTTGCATTTATATAAGCTCCTCTATAGTTAATTATACCATATTTTTGTATTTTGTGCGTAAAATTACGCTATTTCTTATGTAAATCTGATACAAATTCATTTAATTTATCGTAATTTGACAATAAGTATGCCTCCGTAGTGTTTTCTATTTCCTCAAAACAACTCCTATGAAACCACAAATTCACGTATGGTATATCTATCGCATACATGAATATTGGTTCTTCCTCTTTTATAGCCTTTTCGCATTTGAAACATATCTTCATACTACCTTCCCCAGAAATCTTTGTAGACTCTGGTACATTGTAGTTGTTATTAACTTTTCATCTTTGGTAGCCATAAATTGTAACAGTCTGCTTACATCAGAGCGTAACATAGGTATATAAACTATGTCATGCTTATCCCTACAACTATCTGCTTTAGTTTGGTCTGGATATATCTTATTACACCAACTACATTTATACCTACCATCTGGTAATTTAATTGCCATTAACAACCTCCGGCTGATAATAAAACAGCTATCACTATAAACAGTAATACCCAAAAGAGTATCTCTTTACTTTTCATTTTTTAATTGCCTCCTCAATAACTTACCAAACCCTACCACATAAGTTATGTTAGCTGCATAAATAAAACACCACAATAAAACCGTAGCCATTATGACTTCAGCTAGTGGTGGAAAATAATCTATATAAAATAGAAACATTAATATGAAACCAAAAATTAAATAGATTATATATAAAGCTAAGGTTCTCAACGAATATTCCAATAGTTTTTATCTTTCTTCATTTTCTCTATTCTTGAAATTTCTTGGGTTAACCTAGCTAAAATATTATCCCATCCCTCTTTAGCTTTTCCTTCTTTTTTAAATTCTTCAGCTCCTCCAGTCCATAGTAAAGCTTGAGTGAAAAAATCAACAGAGTCCATTAGCATCCTGTTTTCTTGTATTAATTTTTCATTTTCCTTTCTTAATTTTTCTATATCTAATGCTTGTCTTGTTAATTCATTCATACTTGACTCCTTTCAAATTTGTGATATAATAGAGGTTGGCTACATACCAATCTCTACCTTAATTATACCACATTTCAATAGTAATTGTAGCATATTAACATTAACAATACATTAAGGGAGGATTAGAGTTTTCAAAAAGTGTCGCATAAATGATCATTTTATGGTATAATATAGGTAGAAGGAAATTTAAAAAAAGAATACCCTTAAGCTGGCGGAGCCAAGACTTGAATAAATAAGTCAAATCAGCCAGATGATTTATATAAAAAAGAAAGGGAAGAATTTAATAAATAAGATTAAGTACTTAATAGGGGTATACTGTTTGAAAGGAGTTTTATGAGCTACGTTTTAGTAGAGGATATTACAAAAGGTTTGGGAGAGTTTCAAAAGGATTTAGGTCTAACAGATATTATTTATTTAGATACTGAAACTACTGGTTTAGATACCCTTACTGATAAAATAGTTCTATTACAAGTATTAGTTAATAATCAGACCTATATATTTAATTATAGAAAGATAGATAATAAATTTAAAATATATATTATGGAGCTGATTAAAAATTCAGGTAAGACTTGTGTTATACAGAATGCTAAGTATGATGTTAAATTAATTAAATCTAATTTAGGTATTCTATTGGATAATGTTTATTGTACTTTTATTTCTGAAATAATTTGTACTAATGGTAAAGGTACTAAGTATCCGGGTTTAAAGTATTTAGTTAAAAAATATGCCAATGTTGATATAGAGAAAGGAATTAGATTAGATTTTACTGATCCTAATTTAGTACTAAAAGAAGAACATTATGAATATGCAGCTGATGATTTAAAATATCTTAAGCTTATTCGTGATAAACAGCTAGAAGAAATTATTAATTCTAAGCAAGAAAAAATTCTTCAATTAGAAATGAAATTCTTACCAGTATTAGCACAGATGGAACTTAATGGTGTCTATCTTAATGCTGATAAATGGAATGGTATGGCTAAGCTTTACCAAGAGAAGGCAGATGCTGAAGAAAAAATAGTAAAAGATTTCTTTATGGATGGGGTAGATTTTTCTAAGTATCCAAATCTCCTAGAAGCTACAATAGCCATAGGTATTTTCAAAGATAAAGAAGGAAAGAACTTAAGAGCTAAGAAAAGAAGTACAGAATTAGAAAAAGTAAAAGACGTTACTTTAGCTAAGAATTATATTTATGAAAATTTAAATATAGATTCTAATGTACAAATGAAAAATTTATTGCTGTTATCTGGAATTGAAGTACAGGATACTTTAGCAGCTACATTAAAAAAACATTATGAAGAATTTCCAGTTACAGAAAATATTGTAAAATATAGAGAGTTTGCAAAAAAAGTTTCAACATATGGTGAGGAATTTACTTCCAGAATTCATCCTAAGACGGGTCGCATTCACGCCGAGTACCATCAGTACGGTACAGCATCAGGTAGATTGGCTTGTAAAAATCCAAATATGCAAAATATTCCCGCTATTAGTGAATACCGTGCCTGTTTCGAGGCTGAATCTGGAAATAAGTTTCTCACTATAGACTACTCTCAACAAGAATATAGAATTATTGGTGAGTTTACAGGAGAGCAAAACATTATAGATGCTTATAATGCTGGTAAAGATATGCACATTGTTACAGCAGCTCTTGTAAATAATATACCAATTGAAGAAGTTACAAAAGAACAGAGACAGGCAGCTAAAGCAATCAACTTTGGTTTGTTTTATGGCATTGATGAACGTGGTTTGAAGTTCAGACTTGGCATAACATTGAAAGAAGCTACAAGAATAATGTTAGCAGTTTTTGGTGGGATGCCAAGATTTGTTTCTTTCAGAACAGCTTTTGAAAATAAAGTAGTTGAGACTGGTTATTCAGTAACTATGGCTGGTAGACGTAGGTATTTTGAACCTAGAGATAAGTTTATTGATGGCGGAGACTACATAAAATATTTAGGTAAAGTCAAGAGAGAAGGTTTCAATCATCCAATTCAAGGTACTGGTGCTGATATGACTAAGTTAGCAATGTGTTATTGTCATTATAACAATCCTTTTGGTGATAAATTTAAATTAGTTACACAAGGACATGACGAAATAGGGTTTGAAGTTTCCGAGGATATTGTGATAGAAGCTGCTGAGTTTGCTAAGAATGAAATGATAAAAGCTGGTGAGAAATTTATACATTCTATGCCAGTAGAAGTTGAAGCAGTAATAGAGGATCATTGGAGTAAAGGATAACAAGGAGATAAAATATGAGAAGAGTATGTGTTGTTAGGCACGTAGATACGAATGAATTATATAAATTCACTTTAGGGAAGAGTGGAGAAATTATTATAACGGATGATAGAAATTATGATTTAAAAAAGTTAGTAGTTTCTCTTAGACCGTTAGAGGAGGTACAACATTTGGATAATGAATATTACGTAGTGGTACAAGGTGAATATGGAAAGTAGTATAGTCGATAAGTTAAAAGACAAATACGAAAGAATTTTACTGGACAGGGAAATAGACGATGTAGTTGAGACAATATCAACAGGCTCTCTTTCTTTAGACGTATCTACAGGAATAGGGGGCATACCTAAGAGAAGAGTAACTACTGTTTATGGTGCAGAAAGTTCTGGTAAAACCACACTATGCTTAGAGATTGCTAGGAACGCTATTGAGGGTGGAGACAATGTAGCCTATATTGACGTAGAACAGGGTTTAGATTATAATTATGTAGAAACTTTAGTAGGTAAATTTGATTTGGATAAGTTACTTATAGCACAACCAGAGACCTCAGAGGAGGCACTTGGTTTAGTTGAAGTACTTATACAAGGAGACAAGAAATTAAAGATAGACCCCGGACAGTATAAATTAATAATAATAGATTCCGTAGCAGCTTTAGCACCAGAAATAGAAAAAGAAAAAGAATTAACAGATCATAATGTAGCACTAACAGCACGTACTTTAACATCTTTTTTCAGAAGGAATATGTTTGATTTACGCAAGAATGATGTAGCACTTTTATTTGTCAATCAGGTTAGAGATAAGATAGGTGGCTACATCCAAGGGTACACTCTTCCCGGTGGACACGCACTAAAACATTATTCTTCTATAATTATATTTCTTTCTGCTGGACAGAAGATTAAGCAGGATAAAGATATAATTGGTATGCAATGCAAGTTTACTATAAAGAAAAATAAATTATCGCCTCCATTCAGAAGCTTTGATTTCCCTTTGATGTTTGGAGAAGGGATAGATTATTATAGAGACTTAATTCTATTCGCTGAAGAAATGGGAATACTAAGAAAGAGAGCTGCTTATTACTACTATGAAGATACACAACTAGGGCAGGGTATTGAAAAATCAATAGCATATCTAAAAGAACATGATGAATTGAAGAAAGAAATAAAGGATAAATGTTTGAGTAACATAAACAAAACAAAAGAAAAGCTTGACATCGAAGAAGAAATAGAGTATAATATAGAAAACTTAGAAAAGGAGGTTGAATGAAACGTACAGTAGGTGTGGAGCGGACTTTTTTTATCAGTGATTACAATGTAATCAAACCTATGGAAGTCCTTAGTGATATTCCAGAGGAATTGGTAACGGACGAGAAATTTATTGGTAAGGTAAGGTTCATACAGTTGATAAACTTAGAGCTTACTTTCAAGAAATATCTTATCCTAAAAGAAAAATTAGATCAACTAAGTCCAATGGATGCCATAACTTATCTAGAAGATTTAAAGGCAAAAGCAATGGACGAATTAAATCAAATATTAAATAAGGAGAATTAGAAATGTCATTTTTTGAGAGAGGTACTGGTGCAAGTAATTTTAAAAAGACGGAGTATTTGAAACTAACTCCCGGTACACACGTAATTAGAATTATTCAGGATAGTGGTAGGAAGTACTATCAACATTGGATGGGTAGTGGTGTAGAATGTTTAGGAGATGACTGCCCACAATGTAAATTAAATAGACAGATTATTGATGATATTGGTGGAGATTTTGAATCAGCATACAAAGAAGCTAGAAAGGTAGAAGGTTTTATTCCTCGTCAGCCTCGTGGTGCTGTGAATGTACTTGATCGTACACCAATTAAAATTTGTACTAACTGTGGACATGAGAACAGACCGGTGAGTAATGTGTTTCCAGCTGCTTGCTCAGAGTGTGGGCAGTCTATTGTTAGTATTGAACCTCATGTTACAAATAAAGTTAAAGTTTTTAGCAGAGCTGCAACAGTTTTTGAACAGATTGATGATTTAGATAAGTCTGTTTTAGATGAAAATAAAGAACCAGTTGGGGTTAGGAATTTTGATCTAGCTTTGCATGTAGTTGGTAATCAGACAGTACCCGTACCAACAGACAATAGAGATGTTGTAGAATTCGAGGAAGATGATCTGTTTGATCTAGATCGGGTAGCATTGAAACTAACTCCTGAAGAGATGGAAAAGAAAATGAAAGGAGTTTCTTTTACCGAAATCTTCAAGGCAAGGGGTTCATCAGAAGAAAGTGACGTAGAATCTGTTATACAACCAGATGAAGAAAAGGTTGCAGAAATTCAGTCTGAGATAAGCGACTTATTCTAGGGCATTGAGTATGTCTCTTCGGTGTTTGTGGGGTTGCACCTAAACTAACCCCACATCAATTTCTATTTAGGAGTTTGAATGCTACAACACTTTAATTCAGAAGAGCAAGAAGAAGCTATTTTACATATATTAATAAATTCTCCAGATAAATATTTTTCACTGTCTTCTTTAAAATCCTATATGTTCAGTAACATACCAAGAATTAGGATTTTTGAATTTATAGAGCAGTCACATGCTAATCAAACCCCAATAAATTTTCATATATTAATTCAATCCATTGCCTACCAGAATGATGAGGAGAATGTTGGTGGTAATGAGTACCTAGAAAAACTAAAAAATCTGAAAGAAATAAATCCAGATAACATTAGAGACTACGAAAAAATAGTAGTTGATGCTTGGAAGAGTAGAAAAATTATACAGGTATGTATTGATGCACCTGCTAGGGTAAAGAGTGTAGCTGAAGTACAGAGTGTAATAAGTTATATTAGGAGAGAATTAGATAACTTAGACAAAGGTTCTACTGATGATAGTGTTTCTTCAGTTGGAGATTTAGTTGAGGATATTTGGGAAGATTTAAAAAATAAACATGAAGCTCCCGGTATCTCAGGTATAAGTACTGGTTTAGCTGGTTTAGATAGACTGACTGGTGGTAAGAATAGTGGAGATTTTTGGGTGATTGCAGGTCGTCCGGGCATGGGTAAGACAGCCATGATTTGTAATATGGTATTGGACGATGCTAAACAAAACAAGAAAGCAATGCTGTTTTCTTTAGAAATGAATAAACAATTATTGATAGAGAGAATGCTTTCAATTTCTACAGGTATACCTCTTTATCCTAATATTAGAATGGGGGATTTAGATGAAGAAGAATTAAATACAATCAGGGATGCACTAAATCTTTTCAAGATATATCCTATCTTCTTGGATACTAATTTCATAGCCAGTCTAGAATACCTAGAGACTATGATAAGAAAATATAAACATTTCCATGACATAGATGTTTTCTATATAGATTACATACAAATATTAGCAGAAAGAGAGGCTGATCAAACTCATGCTATTGGTAGAATTACAAGGAAATGTAAATTACTTGCAGAAGAATTAGGAATTGCAGTTATAGCTGCATCTCAATTAAATAGAAATGTAGAGGCTAGGCAAGATAAAAGACCTATTTTGAATGACCTTAGACAGTCTGGCAATATAGAAGAAGATGGTGATATAGTGTTAGGACTTTATCGTGATAAGAAGTATAATATTAAAACACCAGACCCTCGTTTGATGGAATGTATTATTTTGAAACAACGTAACGGTCCTACTGATACGGTACTATTAGATTTCAAAGAAGAAACTAATAAGATAAGAGACAAGGAAGGTATACATGATGGTAAACAAGCAAAAGAGAAAGGGGAGCAGGTGGGAGAAACAGCTAGAGCAGCTGTTAAATCAGGGGTTGGAGAATTCTTCCAGTGAGTTTAAGAAGACCCCTTCTTCTGGTGCTTTAGGTACGATTGTAGGAGAGCCTAATTTTACAGGAGATGTCAGAGGTAGAGTATTTGGTGTACCACAGAAAATAAAAATAGAAGCTAAGGTAGGCTACGGTGGTGCTAAACAGATGACAGTTTATAAGGAATGGTTTGATAAGATAGCAGAGGAAGCTGCACAAGATTATTCTTTACCAATGGTAGCTTGTAGATTTTCAGGTTCAAGAGGAGGCGTGGAAAATTTTGTTGCTATGGATTTAGATATATTTATTAAATTAATGAATCTAATTTCTCAAATGCAGGAAGATTTAGACATTGCTTATAAAGGAGAGGAATAATGGACTCAATATTATTACAAAAAGCTGTAGAATATGCTGTTGAAACAATAATAGGAGTAATAGTAGCAGTAGTTAGTATAGTTTTTCTATATCAAAAATTAGTTATTGAAGAAGATAGTACGTGGAGATTTTGGTCTGGTTTTATTTTAATGTTTGTTTTACTTGTAATATTTTTTTATATATTATTATCTGAAGGAGTTTTATAAAGGAGATATAGAATGAGATTAGTAGATGATCTTGATAATACAATTTTTTCTAATATCGATCCATCACAAACTGGTTGGGGTAAGGCAATAGAACTTAAATATAAAGTAGAGGATTTAGAAAGAGAGGTAAGAAAATTGAAAGGAAAAGTAAAGATACTAGAAGTTATGTTACTTGCTGAAGGTAAGGCATATAATAATCTTGTAGATCAAACTTTAGAAATGTTAGAATGAAAATTGACGAAGAATTTTTTGAATATTTAAAACAAAAAGGTTTTAGTGCACGTTGGTTTTTTCTAGCCAGTGTACAGAATTTATTGCTATTTGTTGTCTCTGGTTTCTCTAATAAGTTTGTTTCTGATATGGTTGGTTTAGATGAAGAATATGTAAAGATGGCTTGTAGAAATTTTCTAGGATTTGATGGTTGGGAAGAAAATTTATCTTATAGTCCTTGGTATAAATTTAAAAACGATGACTTGACAAATCTCGAAGAATGTGATATAATACAAAGGTATATAGAATATAGAAAGGAGTTGGACGAATATTATGAACGAGACGAGATTGCCTGACTTTGATGAGATGTTCAATGTAGTTAATGTAATTAGAGATTTAACTTTTCAGAAATTAATTTTAGATGCTGAAATTTCAGAGGGAGAATCAAAAGCAATAGAACATAATATGGCACATAAGAAAGTAAATGGTAAGTACGCATCTATGGAATACGCCAAGTTAGTGTGGAAACCCGTTGGTTTGGATGGAGAGTTAGTACCAAAAAGAAAAGAATTAGCAAATGTAGAGGCTAAACTTGCAGAAGCTAAGGCTCTATTTGATGTATATAAGTCTATGATTGCTGTTTGGCAAACAGAGTCAGCGAATAAAAGAGCAGTTTCATTATGATTTTATTGTCAGCTTCTAGTATTAAAGATTTTATCAGTTGTGAAAGGAAGTACTGGTATAGGAGATTTGCATCTGATAAGGGAATATCCACAGAAGAAACTACTAGGGGCTTAGTTGTACATAAAGCTTTAGAGAAATATTCTAATAATAAAAGTAAAGCTTTGAAATATATTAGTCAATATTCTGCTACAAAAATTGATAAAGAAAAGGCTGAGTTGGCTGTACTGAATTTCTTTTATAAATTTAAAGAATTTACTACACCTAAAGATGAGATAGAACATAGATTTAAAATACCATATAGACCTGCTAACTCTATTGTTAAAGATATTAATATTATAGGAATGTTTGATAGAGTTACGCCGGAAGGTATTATTTTTGATTGGAAGACGAATAGAAGTCTACCTAGAAATTTAAATAGTGATCCACAGTTTATGCTATATCACCATGCTTATGAAGTAATTCATGGTAAACCTCCAGCAGCTGTTTACTTTGCATCACTAACAGCAGGTAGACTTCTAAAATTCAAGTTTGATGAGCAGCTCTTTAACATACTTTATACAGAAATAATAGACGAAATGCTTAGTAGAATTCATAGTGGAAGACTTAATCCCACTGGTTTATTTAGATATACTACCTGTAAGTTTTGTTTCTTCAGAGAGCATTGCCACGAACACTTAGGATTGGAGAATAAAGATGAGCTGGATAGTAAGAAATTTAATTTTGGATAGATATATAATACTATCTAAAGTAAATAGAGTAGAGACTAATGAATTAATACCAAATCTTCCCAGATATGGTGATACAGATTATGACGATGTACAGTTATTGTATACAGAGAACGATGATATATTTAATGAGAATGTAGTATTTACTACCATGAATTTAGAGGAAGATGAGTATAGATTTCTTAGACAGATGGAAGAAAAAATAAAAGAATTAGTTAAGACTGGACAGATTTCAGAATTAGAATTGAATGTTATTGAAATGCTATCAGAAGGAAATTCTTATAAGGAGGTATCAAAAGAATTAAACATTAGTAGAGATTCAGCAAGAAAAATTTTCAACACTTCATGTAATAAAATTGCTTTTTCATTGGGTGGGGTATTTACTGACGAAGGTTATGCAGAATATATAGTAGAGAAATATTCCCTGAGTGAAGAGGATATGGAAAGAGTAATGAAGTTGTTAGAATCAAATAGGAGATTATAATTTTTATGGCTAAAAAGGATAAAGTACTTCGTTGTATACATAGACATACTATAGATGAACATCCAAAATGCTTTAAGAAAGGTTTAGTAAACTACAATTTCAAAGATGATAGAGATTGGGAAAGAAAAACAGGAGTACCTTGGTATCAATTTCCCGGTTATAAAATAGGATATTTTGATATTGAAACTGACAGCCTTTTTGCAGACTTTGGAATTATGCTTACTTGGTGTTTGAAAGAAAAAGATGGTAAAATTTACCATGACGAAGTTACTAAAGAAGAATTATTTAATGGAGATAGTGATAAAAGGATTGTAAAAAGTTTGTTAGATAAAATGAAAGAATACAAAATAGTTGTAGGGTATAATTCAGATAGGTTTGATGTACCCTTCTTACGTGCTAGGGCAATGAGACATGGCTTTGACTTTCCCGGTTATGGAGAATTATATACTTGGGATTTGTATTGGACAGCACGTTCTAAACTAAGACTTACCAGAAAATCATTGGACAATGTGTGTGATTTCTTAGGCATATCTGGTAAGACACCTATCGAAAAAGATGTATGGAGAGCAGCTAAGTATGGTGATGCAAGAGCACTAAAGACTGTACTTGAGCATAATAAAGGAGATGTAGAGATTTTAGAGAAGCTACATAATAGGATAGAATTCACCAGAAAGTGGATAAGGAGAAGTGTATAGTGTTAAACAATCTAGAAAAGGAATTAGGAGAGCACAAGGGGTTTCGCTACATAACAGAAATGACCATGCAAAAAGATGATAAAGGTCAATGGCATGTAAAGCAAACCATAAAACAAAGCTATACAGATGATCTAGAGTCTTGGGATGAAAGAAGTACAGATTTTGAATCAAAAGGATATGAGTTAGAAAAAGCATTAGCAGACGTAGCTATTCTATCTACTCTATACTTGGAGGCTATTAAGTATAATTTATTCTCTGAAGTAGAGTTAGATGAAGGAGAGTACTTACAGTAATGACCATAATCCAAACTGACAAATCTCTAAGGGAAAGACCTGAGTATGATTTCTATCCAACTCCACATGGTCTTGCAAGAGAGGCTTTACGTTTAATCTATCCTTGGGGTATAGGAGATGTTGTAGTAGACCCCGGTGC